AACGACTGCACATGGAACCCGGCAGCTACGAGACCACCGAAACCACCTTGAACAACACCCTCGTGCGTGTCATCGACTACAGGAGAACCGAATGAAACCACGCAGACACGTACCCCTCTGGGCCAGGAAGACACTCGTCGTCCTGGCCCTTTCACTTGCCGGCGTGTGGTTCATCAACGGGCTGCTCGAGTACCAGCCGCTCGCATGGCTGATCCTCGGTGCCGTATTCATGCCCACCATCATCCAGCCCGCATGGCGGTGGTGGTACACGCCATCGAGGTATGACACATGACCGACATGACGCCTGACATGAATATGGCCCACGACGTGGCTCTCTATGTCGCCGAGAACGAAGTTGGTTGGACGTTCGCAGGGGCGGATGCATCGAGGCTAGGAAGCGAAGCCTACGAACGAGGGTGGTCCGATTGTTTAGCAGCAGCACCACACGCAGATGACTGCCGCTGCCTCGAGCCTTACGTCGACCTCCGCGGATTTCCTCCCTGCAATTGCTGGAAGTCGGGCCGATGACCACCCGCTCCGGTCAGCACGCATACCTCAGCGACCTAACCGTCACCTGCCTCGCCTGCGACTGGTGGGGACAAGTCGAAGCCGCAGTGGACGAAGGGCGCAATGACTGTGCGTGGGTATGCCCCGAATGCTGCACCACCACAACCGAAGAATGGAGAAGTCAATGACTGCACTCAGTGAATCCGTACGTCGGCTGTCTGGCTGGATCGACGAAAGCTACCCCGTCGGCATCGACCCCGAACTACACCTGCGCAGACGCATCGGGAAGCTCATGGAGGAGGCAGGCGAAGTAGCTAAAGCGCTGGGCGGGTACACGGGCGAGAACCCTCGCAAGGGTTTCACCCACACCCGCGAGGACGTAATGAAAGAACTGCTCGACGTAGCAGTGACTGCACTCGGAGCCTGGGAACACATGGACGGTAACCGAGGCAACGCGCCCCTCGCCGTCACCGTGCACCTTGATTTCCTACTCAATCGGGCAGGGCTTGGTGCTGAACCCGCACACATGATGCGCGGATACCAGCTTGAAGCAGACATGGCCAAGGCGATCTCGTGACCACCCAGTCAACCCTCTGCCCCAAATGCGACAAACCCTCCACCGACCTCTGGATGCGCCTCTACACCGGCGAATACAGCGGACGTGTTTGGGGTGGCAGATGCGCAAAAGACGGGCTATGGGCCAACTCGACCGCCTGCACGCCACGACCTAAGGAAGCAAGCGCATGACCTGTGAAACACACGACGGGATCACGATCGGCAAGCACGAGGGCGGCATTGGATGCCCCGAAACGGATGGCGGACCCCACTACTTCGCCTGGATCGCAGACGACCGTGACAACCGTGTCTGCATCGACTGCGGGGCCGACGAATGACCCCCTACGCACAACGCGACCCCGCGCTCCAATGCATCGACTGCACGTTCGCCACCTACTCCGAGACCAACGCGCTAACCCACGAACTCGACACAGGGCACAGCACCCAAGAAGGTCAGCCATGAGCAAAGCATCAGAGCAGATGGAAGGCGACTATCTGACTACCGTTCGCTGGCTGCACGAAGCAGACGCGAAATTGGCACGTATCAAGGCGCTGGTTGACGACCCCGGCATGTGGTCTGCATACAGTGTGCGGCGGTCTGAGCTGGCGTCGATCCTGAACAACCCCGCATGAAACGAGTTGTCAGAGCAGCCGCCATCGTCACCGTACTTTTGCCCTCTGCGCTGTCACCTACGTGGCCGCTGCTGCCGGGCATCCACTCATCGTTTTCAACGCTTACGAACTGGACGAACTATGACAACCCCCGAACGCAACGAATTCATCGAGCAGTTCGTCATCGAGCTGACCGGATGCCAACGCACATACGCCACAGTCCACCACAACGATCAGACGAACTGGACAGCCGCCGAACTTGGCTCACTTGCCCATGACGTCCTGTGGGAGATGAGCAACCGTGACTGACGCCGCTTACGAGGAGCAAGTCTTCGAGCACGCACAAGAACTCATGGACTGCTGGCCCGGACTGACCTACGAACACGCACTCTCACGGGCGCGCATCGAACTTGGGAGGAGAGAGAAATGAGCCTTACCATCTACCGCGATCTCGAACAAGGATCGCAAGACTGGCTCGACGCACGCTGCGGACTACTGACAGCTTCGAACGTCGGCAAGCTCGTCACCCCCACGCTCAGACAGTCCGACAGTGAGACAGCACGCGGACTCATCGAGACACTGGTAGCCGAGCGGATCACGGGGCATGTCGAGTACGTGCACCCATCGTTCGACATGCAGCGGGGGACGCTCGACGAGCCTTACGCGAGGGAAATGTACGCCGAACACCACGCGCCCGTCGACGAGATTGGTTTCGCCGTTCTCGAGATCGAGGGCACGAAGATAGGTGCTTCTCCGGATGGTCTCGTCGGTGAGTCGGGCGGCATCGAGATCAAGTCTCGCAAGCCACGAACACAGCTCACCACCATTCTCAGCGGCAAAATTCCCACCGCCAACCTCGCGCAAATCCACACCTGCATGCTCGTACTCGACCGCGACTGGTGGGACTACGCCTCTTACGCCGGCGGATGGCCTCTCTACGTCCAACGCGTCCACCGAGACCCGCTCTGGGACGCCGCAATCCTCGAAGCCGCCACCGCGTTCGAGATCAAAGCGGCGGCACTCATCGACACGTACACGCAGCGCACAGCAGGACAGCCACTTGCCGAACGCCGCGACCACTTCGCAGAAATTGAGATCGGACTATGACCATCGACCTAACCGAAAGCATCGCCCCCAAGTCAGACCAGCTCGACGCCATCGACCTGATCTCGGGGCCGCGCACGTTCACCATCGAGTCAGTCAGCAAGCACAACACCGAGCAGCCGTTCAACTTCCACCTCGCAGAGTTCCCCCGCGTGTGGAGGCCCGGCAAGTCGATGAGGAGAGTCATCGTCGCCGCATGGGGAGCATCCGCCGACAACTACATCGGCCAGCGCGTCACCCTCTACTGCGACCAGACCGTCAGCTTCGGCAACGACGTCGTCGGCGGGACGCGCATTTCGCACATGAGCGGCATCGACAAGAAGCTGTCCGTACCGCTGCTCATCAAGCGAGGCAAAAGCGCCGTGTTCACCGTTCAGCCGCTGCCCGTTATCGTCCAGCGCGACTGGCTCGCAGAACTCGCCCTCGCAGCCAACAACCCCGACGCGATCGGCGCACTCGGCAAAGCAGCATCCGACGCAAGCGCACCCGCAGCAACCATCAGCGCTATTCGGGATGCGTGGAACAAGGCCAAGGAGGGGCAGGCATGAGCGACGACCGCTGGTTCACCATCGTGTCGGCCATCGAACGAGCCGTCGACGAACACGCCTACGACGACGAGGACGGCAACGGATGGATGCCACTCGAGCCACTACAGGCAGCCTTATGGCCCGGACGACAGGACGGACCCGCATGACCTGGGCGCTCACCTTCGACTACCCATCCCCCCCGATCACAGCTAACCAACGCCACCACTGGCGCAAGAAAGCGGCCCTCACCAAACAGGTGAGGGCCGCTTCTAAGTTGCTCGCTACCAGTGCTGGCATTCCTGCTATGGCGCGATGCGAGGTCAGCCTGATCTGGTTCGTCAGCACCAAGCATCGACGCGATGCCGACAACGTCGTACCGACACTTAAGGCCATGTGCGACGGCCTCGTAGACGCCGGCATCGTCCCCGACGACACCCCCGCCGAGATGGTCAAACACATGCCCGAAGTCGTCTACATGGGGCCAGGAAAGAAGCCATACATGCAGTTGGCAATCGAGGACATCTCGTGACAAGAGAGGAGGAACCACATGGCCAGAGATCACGCGTCAATCCGCATTGACATCTGGAACGACGACGACTTCCGATCGCTGACCATCCACGCGCAGTTCCTGTACCTGCAGCTTCTCTCATCGGCCACCCTCAACTACTCGGGGGTGGCCGATTGGCGTCCGGTGCGAATCGCTGCGTTGTCTGACGACGCGAGCAAGACGGCAGTCGAGCTAGCGGCCAACGAGCTGGCCGGTAAGTCGTTCGTAGTGATCGACGACGAGACGGAGGAGGTTCTGATTCGCTCCTTTCTCAAGCACGACGGCCTCCTGCACAAGCCGAACGTCACCAAGGCGATGGTCTCGTCGTTCAGCAAGATCGCCTCACCAACGCTTCGAGGAGTGATCGTGTGGGAGCTGTCAAAGCTCTACGAACGGCACCCCGAATGGAAAGGGTTCGACGTCGAAGGGGTTCACGGGATTCTCTCGAGGACACCGGTTGACCCTTTCGAATTGGTTTCGAACGGTGCTGGGAAGGGTTTGCCGAAGGGTTCCGTAAAGGGTTTCGAAAACAACCCCTCACTCCTTACTACTAACTCCTTACTACTAGCTACTGACTCCACACACCTAGCTACGTCGGAACCTGCGGTCCGCGACGACGTCAAAGCCATCTGTGATCACCTCATCGCCTTGATGGAAAGCAACGGCGACAAAGCACCCGCCGTGGGCAGCAAGTGGCACGACCAGGCCCGTCTGATGTTTGACAAGGACGGCAGGCGGCTCGAGTCGGCAATGCGCCTCCTGTCGTGGGCTCTCAACGATTCGTTCTGGAAGGCGAACATCAGATCCATCCCGACGTTCCGCGAGAAGTACGACCAACTCCGGCATCAGGCCAATGCCAAGCAGCAACCAGCACAGGGCAGCCGCGGCAATCAGCGTGACGCCGAACTCGTCGCCTTTATGACAGGGGCCGACAACAACTACACACAGGAGATCGAACGATGAACTACTACGCCTTGCAAGTCTCAACTCCCGGTCGTCGTGAGCCGTGGTGGGGGGAAGCCGAAACGATCCACGACGCCATAGTGCTAGCCGAAGCAGCCCTACCCGGTCGCGTTGTCTACGGCACTGCAGTAACCGCTGACCAGTACGAGCGCAGAGCGACGTTCGCATGAACGAACCGGAAACGAGACGCCTCCTCGGATACATCAGCGCCGGCTACGACAACCGGGCCTTGTCCGAGGCGACCGCGCAGGTGTGGGCTGAGGAGTTGGGGCACGTCGACTTCGAGACCGCCAAGGAAGCGGTCAGGTCGCACTTCCAGAAACCGAAGCCCCGCGAATACCTGTCCCTGGACGTGCTGCTCGACCAGATCAAGGTCAACACCAGGCAGACGCCCCAGGCCATCGAGGAAGACGTCCGCTCAGCCAAGGCACGCGGCCTCATCGACCAGGACTGGCCCCGACGTGCTCCACTCCCCGCAGACGTCGCCACACGGCTATTCGAGGCGCGCCAAGGGTTCGCGGAACAGGTACGCGCCATCGAAGGACGACCCGTCCACGAACTCCGCGCCATCGACTTCGGCGGGATCGGGAAACGGGTGCCGCATGAGTGAGCGATGGCAGACCGTGATGGTCGAGTGCCACTGGTGCGACGAGAAGGGGCACTACCCCGGTTCCAATGTCGTCTGCCAATTCTGCTGGGGCCAACGTTCTATTGAGCATGTCCTGGACTGTGATCACCTCGACGCACTCTGGGAAAGCTACGGCACGGAAGGCGACCCCCAGTGGGACGGTGCCAATGTGTGCGGCATTTGCGATGCGCTGTTCGCCATCTGGCCGAGGGAGAGCTGGTGACTGACGACGCCTGGGACACCTTCATAGCCAGCCTCAACCCGGCCACCCTCGAGTACGAACGGATGCGCCCACCCAGCGACACCGAACTAGAGCGCCCAGGAAGCGCGGAAGACAACCGGATGCGGTCACGACACAACGAGGTCGTGGCCGCTTACTACATGCAGCAGGCCGGGATCCTGACCGGCCCGTTCGCACCACTGGAAGCACTCGAACACCGGCTCCAACGAGACCGGGAAGCACAGATCAAGGCGTACAAGATGCGCCACAAACGAAAGGCAGCCTGACTATGGCAATCGTCAACCTCAAGGACGCAACCGTCCAGCGCATCTTCTTCGACGGCAAGGGAATCGCGCTCTACGAAACGTTCAAGGCGCAGGGGCAGGACCGCAAGAGCTACTACACGGCCTGGTTCGATCAGGCACCCGGCTTCACGGAAGGGCAGGTGGTGTCCGTCAGTGGGCTCCTGTCCGTGAAGCTGCGCGAGTACGAGAAAGACGGCCAGACGCGCCAGTCCATTGACGTGTCGCTCAACAAGGCCAGAGAAACCACCGGGCAGGGCGGGCAACAGGCCCCCGCGCAGACACCCCCTGCATCCGCACAGCCCGCCGCACCCGACGCATGGGCCACGGGGGTGGATGATGCGTCAACACCGTTCTGAGGTCAGGACCCCGACACTTCTGTTCGAGCGTGATGGCTACCAGATCTTCACGATCTTGGTCGGCAAATGGAACACCTACACAGCTTGGACCCTGGTTCGCCGCGATGAGTTCGGCGGGCTGTTCGAAGTGGCTACCGGGTGGACAAAGAATTACGACCAGGCTCGGCCAGATGCATACGAGGCGTACATGAAACACCGCGCCTACTGCCGATTCGTTGGTGCGCCCGTTGACTAAGCCGCAGCCGTGTTCCGACCCCACCTGCGCTTGCTGGCGTCGTCTAGCGGACTACCTGACCACTGACCTCACCCGGCACGAACACTGCCTCGAACAAGGTTGGGAACACCCAAGCAAGGAGACGACATGAGCAACCCAACTGAGGGCGAGATCCTTACCCGGATGCTGAGCCGGGGCAATGGTGCACTGCGACGAATCGCGGACACTGCTGAACTGATCATCGAGGAGCGCAACAACGACGGGGTGACTTCATGAATGCAGCAGGGACGATCCAGGCGGCGATTGACAAGCTGACACGGCTGCGGACGTTCAGCACACGGGGGCCATGGAAGAAAGCTGGTTCCTACATCGAAGAGGCCGAACCGCCTAACCCTGACGACCGGTTCGACGTTCTGCCTCTGAACGTGTTCAAAATTGAGGAATCGGATACGGACGCGGAACTGGTGCTCGCTCTGCACGCCACCATCGACGCGCAGCTCGCCATCCTCCGGCACGTCCTCGAGTACTACCGCGGCGACATCGGCATCGGCACGAACAGGCACGTCGTCAACCTTGCCCGCGCGATCCTCGGGGAGCAGGAGGACACATGACTGACCCCCGCACGGAAGCCGCCCGCATCGGATTCTGGGATGAGGGGATCGGCGCATGGCGTGACGAACGAGAGGACGCGAACTATGACGAATGCGACTGACGAACAACTGCCCGCCTGGTCATTCGACGAGTCGATACAGATGGGCTACCTGAAAGTTTCCACCAACGAGATTGTCAAAACCATCCAGTACAGCCGCATCCAAGTCGACTTCGACGCTGAAGATGCTGTAGTCGGAATTGAGGTATTCCATTGACCGAAGACGACCCCCTACTCGAAGTCCTCGACCGACTCACGCAAGACCACCAAGTGCGTGTCCCCGTCGAGGATGCACCGGACTACATCGCCACCCACAAGGGCCTCATCGTGCAGTTGCGGGAAGCCGTTGCATCGGATCTTGGCGGCGGTGGTGGTGCTGGCGCACCACCGAACGAGAGAGTCCCACTCGACGCAGACGCGCTGACCAAGTACCAGCAAATCGAGGAAGCCATATCGGCCCGCCACCAATCATTGGTCGGCGGGCCTTCTGGCCTCTACCCCGAGAACGACCTGCGCTGGTGGTACGCCGCGTTCACCAGAGCGTTGCAGTCAGGGCAGAAGCTCGAGCATGACTACCAGTACGAACTGCGGACATTGCAGGGGTGGGAGCGCCTGATTCTCGACAAGTTCGACCCGCCCCGGAAACGCGAACTAGCCGGCGACGCATGCCCGGAGTGCGGCTTCAACTGGTACGTAGACGCGACCGACAAGCACGACAAGCAACGCAAAGTCGCACTCACCATCACCTACCGGGAAGGCGACCTCGACGCATCCGAAGCACAGTGTGGGTGCTGCAAGAAGCAGTGGACCGGGATCATGGGGTTGCGGGAACTGTCCTATGCAATCGAGGAATCCGACACGCCGAAATCCGATGTTGCGCAACCAACCAGTTAACCGGTAGTATTCCCCTTGTGCGGGAGTGGTGTCGAAAGATGCAGATACCCCGCGCATCTTGTTCCCCGTCGTGATCCGTCACTGGCGGGGCTTTTTGTTTGCGCAGACGAGCGCAACAGGTGGCCCACCCGGAATGCCGCGAAAGCTAGCACCGGCACTGGGCCACCACACACACTTGGCACGGTGGAGACCACAGACCGGTACAAGAGCATGTTCCAAATGCGCGGTCAAACTCGGATATTGGCCAGGGGTAGCGCGGCAGCGTCCTGTGGGTCGAGATCCGGACTGTGGCCTAAGAACGAGGCGTCGCTACACGCCTACTCCATCACACGCAGCACTCCGCAAGGACTGCCGCACCCGCCGAAAGCGGGCGTTCCCGATGTGACGGCGTCGGGCTTGAACAGTCAGCCGCGTTGCGCCCGCTTTCGTGTACTTCGATCATGATCAATCTCCGAGTGATCATGATCGTCACCGATCCGGCAGGTCGCGATACCTGCCGTCGAGGGGCAAGGGTTGGTCCCCTTCTTGAAACGCGCTGCACGTCGAGACCCCGAACGCAGCCGCCTGGTCCCCGTCACGGACCCTCACACTTCCCGGCGTGACGCTGGGCAGTCCGCGTGAAGCGGATAAGCGGAAGGGGCAAACATGCCCAAGGAAACGTTTTGGAATCCAGAAGCCACCACAAGTGACGACCCTAGGCAGTTCGATGTCCGTTGGGGTAGCGACGACCTGTCCGTCACTGTCGCAGCCATTCCATTCGACAGGTCAGGCCTTAACCGCCTCATCCGCAGCCTTCGCAAAGCCCGTGACCACACCTACGGCGTCGACGAGTAAATACCACACCAGAGCCTGACTGGCACAACAGGCACACACTTCGGAGGCGCGCATGCAGGAATGGTGCGCATGCGGTGCCGCATACAAAACACGCAACTACCGCCGCCTCCTCAACTGGCGCGAACACCACCGCCTCGAACCACAACAGGCACCCGAACCCGAAATGCAAGGCTCATTCGCACAAGCCGAACTCAGCCACCAAGACGACTACGCCGACTACGACACGCGCCTCGGGTTCCAAGCCAACCCCTAACACTTCCGATCACGTCACACCAACCCATCACGCGCGCCCCCGTTCAAACTCAGACACACGCCACGAGACAACGGGCGAGGCGCGACCACAACAACACTGCGGCGATGAATCGGAACACCCTCAACAAGATGGAGACCGTAATGGATCACAACGTTAGCGACCAGCCACTGCGATTCGCCCCCGACATCGACGCAGCCCTCGCAAAGATCGTTGCCGCCGCAGAGTCCATCGAGCGTTCCGCGCAGCAGCTCGTCGACGAAACGCCCAAACGAGTCACAATCACAGCAGATGCCTCCGGGCTTACCCAAAGGCAAATCATGCTGGCCGCACTTGACGCGATTCAGCCTCAACCGCGATGAACAAGCCAGATGGGGCGGTCATCAACAACCGCATGCTGACCGTGCCAGCGACCGAGCATGAGCGCGACGTACTCAACGCGGCACTCGAGTCTTGTCATGAGCAGATCACCCGATACGCCGCACTACACGGTGTCAACGCATATGACTTCCTCGACGTGACACCCAACTACGAACGTGTACTTACAGCCGATGAGATCCGGCTACTCGCACAAGGACTGGATGGTGCAGCGCGTGGATGATGACCCCAAGATCATCCTCACCGCAGATGTGACTGGATACGTCGAAGGCATGGAACGGGCTAAGGAAGCCTGGGCACGCAAGGGCGACTGGGACTAGCACATGCCCATCGTCACGATCCCCATGTACGTCAGCGAACCAAAGCGACTCGACAACTGGTGCCCCGACTGCAACAAGTCAACGCTGACCGAAGTCACATACCGCATGCTCATGCGCACTGGCGTCACCGAACGCACGCTCCGATCATGCAGGGAATGCAAGCGGCGATGGGATGCATGGCCTTGGATACCGACCTACTGCGACTGAACAACTGGCGGTGCCGACTCTGCGGGACTGCATTCCCGGTTGCGTCAATGCTTGGCGATCATGTGGCTCAACACGAGCTATACGGGGCCAATGTCAGTGCCGACAACTACAATTAGAGAAAGAAAGACCCCCGCGTTGCGTCAACAACCGGGGGCATGACCGACTTTTGAGGAGTCGATATGAGCAAGACTACCTGTTCCGTCACTGACTGCACCAGCCCGGTTCGCAGCCGCATGCTTTGCGGTAAGCACTACGACCGCGTGAGGCGCACAGGATCGACCGATCTCATGGTCATCGCCCAGCAGGAATGCGCGGCACCTGGATGTGAGCGCTCGGTGATTGCCACTGGGTTGTGCAATATGCATTACCTACGTCGAGCCAAGCACGGCGACGTGCGGGCGGACATGCCGCCCAAGCGAATGCCGCGAGCAGTCGAACGTGATGACATTGCAACCCGAATTCTTGAGCAGTGCAAGCAGGTAGGCGACTGCATCGAATGGTTCGGTTACGTCATGCCTTCCGGATACGGCACCATCAGCTGGAACTCGAAGTCCTGGGTAGTGCACCGTGCGATGTGGACCGCCAAGCGTGGCCCCATACCGGACGATGACGACTGGACATTGGACCACTTGTGCGTAAATCGCCGCTGTGTGAACGTGAAGCACCTTGAGGTTGTCACCCGCACGGAGAACAGCCTTAGGGGTGGCGGCTTAGCTCGCGCACACGGACGAGCAAGGCAGAGAAGCGCCATATCCTGCCGCAACGGACACGAGCGAAACGAAGTAAACAGCTACATAAACGTCCATGGCGGTCGGGTTTGTCGAGTATGCAAGAACCAAGTCCGTAAACGCAGCCGACAGCGCAAAGAAGGCAAGGCGCAAGACAGCGCCTCCAAATCGCGTAAGGCGAACTGAACGCCAGCAACACGGATTAACCAACCGGGGGAACACAGTATGGCCGAGATAACTATTGCCTCATCCGAAGTCGGAGCCTACGAAATCACACTGCCGGCAGGACAGGCCGTCTCGGTCCAGGTGCAAGCCAACGGCAACGCGCTCCTCTCCTCAGTTGTGCTCACCGCACACGCAGGCGCAGCGCCCATCTACTTCACGGTAGACGGGACCACGCCTGCGCCCAAGGCAGCAAACGCGCTCATGATCCCGGTCGGCATGTACCGAGAAGTACCCACCCGCGTTGATGAGAAGACGCCACTTAAGATGGTGTCCACCTCAGACGCCGTAGTCAGCATCGCGAGAAGCTGATGCGCATTGGTTTCATCGGCAACGTAGTTGCTATCCCCAAGGCCGTCCTCGAGAGCATTGCGAAAGCACAGGCCACCGCAGACGGTGCAGCCACCGCAGCAGCAGGTGCCGACGATGCAGCGCAGAACGCAAGACAGATGGTCCTCAATCGAGACCCACGCCTGACATCACTCGATGCAGCAGTCGCAGCCGGAGACACGGCGCATGCTGACCTCGGACGTCGCATCGACAACGTGCAGACGAAGCCCGGCCCGGCCAACACGCTGAGCATTGGATCGATCACAACAGGGCTACCTGGCACACAAGCCACAGCAACGATCACAGGCACGGCCCCCAATCAGACCCTCAACCTCACGCTCCCCCAAGGCGCAACAGGAACAGGGCTGCAGCGCATTGCAACCGGTATTGCCAAGATGCCCGCGCTGCTGGCCCTCGGCACTATCGACGTAACCGTAACCCTTACTCGAGCTATGGCCAACACGAGCTACACCGTTGACCTAATGCCCTCATCCGCACTGCTCGGGTCAGCCACATACACAGTGCAGGCCAAGACCACAACGACGGTCACAGTGCGCGTCGTTGCAACTCTTGCAGTCAGTCTCGGCTCAACCATCTCCGTCATGGCTTACGCCTAAGAGGAGGCACCATGCGCGTCTGCTCAACACCTGGATGCCCAGAGCTAGTACCAACAGCCGGTAAGTGCTCAGAGCACCAGCGAGAAGCAGACAAGCGACGAGGCACACGGCAAGCACGAGGGTACGACGCTAACCACGACCGCCTCCGCAAGACATGGGCAGCAACAGTCAAGACCGGACAGGTCAACTGCTGGCGCTGCGGTGAGCCCATCAAGCGTGACGAAGCATGGGATCTCGGTCACGACGACGATGATCGCAGCAGATACCGCGGACCCGAGCATGCCAACCGGTGCAACAGGGCAGCGGCAGGGCGAAAGAGTCACGCATAAGTGAGAAAAGTGCGCGCAATTGTGCAGAACACATCCATGCAAGGCATCAAAGAGGCATATATGGCCTCAATGACCTGATATATCGACTAAAGGGTGGCATATCACCCCCTCCCCCACCCCCTGACGCCGGACCGCCGGGGAGGTGGCTGTCACGTCTGCCAGGTTCAAGAACTCGGGTTCACACCACGGAAGGAGTCGCCCAGTGGCTATCTACGAGCACAGGAAGCTCCTCATTGCGTATACCTGGTGCGGAACGAAGATCCTCACGCCTGCCTGGTTTGACAACAACTTCGGCCTTAGGCGTCAGCCGATAATCGAGTGGGTCTGGGGTATGTGCCGGATGCATCGGCTCATAAGGATGAGGTATTGGGGTAGGGCTGATGCCTAGCGGTGGTGCGCGAGCTAGGTCTGGCCCTGCCCCTGACCCGAATGCTTTGAGGCGTGATCGTAAGGATGATGCGGGTTGGGTGACTTTGCCGGCGGAGGGTTTCGCTGGCGGGACGCCTGAGTTTCCGTTACCCGGTGGATTGTCGACTGAGACCGAGTTGTGGGAGACGTTGTGGCGTAAGCCGCAGGCTCACATGTGGTCGAAGTTGGGACTCGAGTACGAGGTGGCGGCGTACGTCCGGGCGTTCATGGAGTCGGTTGAGCCGGAAGCGGTGAGCGGTCTGAAAACTGCTGTGCTGCGGATGGCGGCTGAGATTGGCTTGTCTCTGCCCGGTATGCACTCGTTGCGGTGGAAGTTCGCGGAGGACGAGTTGCAGAAGAAGCGTTCTGCTCCGGCAACTAAGGCCCCCTCTGCTCGAGACCGATTGAAGGCACTAAATTGCTGAGATGACGGCGGAGCAGAAAGCTTTCTTTGAGAGGGCGACACGAATCTTCGGGCAGCAGAGCGACGTAGTTGCCGCCGCAAAGGAATGGCTCTTGAGCCGCTAGCCACATGGGGGCGCTGAATGGCTGACCGCGCCATGTACATCGTCCCGTCTTGGATTGAGGCTCACTGCGTCATTCCTGACCAGGACAATCGGGGCGACCCATTCATGCTTGGCATTGAGCAGCTTCAGTTTGTGGCCAATCACTACACGGTGAAGACGACTGCTGAGATTGGTCATAAGGCTGAAGCTTTCGTTTTCCGGCGTTCACAGCTTGTCAGGTCTCAGAAGTGGGGCAAGTCGCCTCTCATTGCCGCGTTTGTGTGCGCTGAGGGCGTCGGACCGGTCCTGTTCGCGGGTTGGGCTGAGGCGGGCGAGCTGTACGAGTGCATCGATCACGGTTGCGGCTGTGGTTGGGAGTACGAGTACGAAGAGGGCGAGCCCAAAGGGCGTCTTTGGTCGACTCCCCTTATCCAGATCACCGCTACGAGCGAGGATCAGACAGACAACACGTATGGCGCTCTCCGCCCAATGATTGAGCTTGGCCCGCTAGCGGATTTGATCCCTAAGACGGGTGAAGAGTTCATCCGGTTGCCTGGGGATGGTCGGATCGACGTGGTCACTTCCAAGGCAACGTCTCGACTTGGTCAGCGTGTGACTTTCGCGCCGCAGGATGAGACAGGTCTGTGGGTGAAGTCGAACGGTGGCCACAAGCTGGCGACTACGCAGCGGCGTGGTCTTGCAGGTATGGGTGGTCGTGCGATTGAGACGACCAACGCTTGGGACCCGTCGATGGATTCGGTGGCTCAGCGAACGTACGAGTCGCAGTCGAAGGACGTCAATAAGGACTTCCGGCAGCCCCCTGCGAACCTGTCGTTTGGTGACAAGCGTGACCGGCACAAGATCTTCCAGTTCAACTACAAGGGTGCCCCTTGGGTGAGCATCGCCGCGGTTGAGGCTGAGGCTGCCGAGCTGATGCAAAAGGACCGGGCTGAGGCGGAAAGGTTCTTCGGGAACCGAATTGTTGCTGGCCAGGGTGCATGGCTCGATCCGAAACTGTGGGAGAAGGCCTATGCCGGAAATGCTGTGGTTGCCCAACCCGCCTGACGGCACCCAGATTTGCCTTGGCTTTGACGGCAGCAAAAACAACGACTTCACGGCGATCCAGGCCGAGACAATCGACGGTCTGTCGTTTACCCCTCGGTGGGGCGATGACGAGCGGGCGACCGTTTGGGACCCAGCCGAAACAAATGGCCGCATTCCGCACAGCCAAGTGGCTGTTGCTGTCGAGGAGTTGTTTCGCCGGTACAAGGTCAAGCGTTTCTACTGCGACCCGCAGGACTGGGAAACGGACATTGAGGACTGGGGCCTTGCCTACGGGATGGAAACGGTCATCGTTTGGCCGACCAACGTCGTTTCGCGGATGCATCCCGAGCTGGTCCGTTTCGAGGAAGACCTAATCGAGGGCCGCGTCACGCATGACGGCTGCCCCATCTCGGCAACCCACGCGACGAATGCGCGGAAGAAGGCTCAGCCGGGTCAGAAGTTCACGCTCGAGAAACCAAATGAGCACCAGAAAATCGACCTGATCATGGCGACGGTTCTTGCGCATACTGCTGCGCGGGATTCGTTGAAGTCGGGTTGGTCTGCCGAGAAGACGAGATCTAAAGCCCGCGTTTGGCGGTGAGAGGTGGTACTGATGTCGGATATTGAGGACGTCCGAGATCGACTACTGAAGTCGCTGCGACGTGAGACCCCGCAGTTGACGAAGAACGACAACTACTTTGAGGGCGAGCAGCCACTTAAGTTCGTTGCGCCGGCTCTTGAGCAGCAGCTTGGCACCCGAATTGCTGATCTCGTGATCAACCTGCCTCGCTTTTCGGTTGATGCTTATGAGCAGCGGCTGGACATTGAGGGGTTCCGCTTCTCTGGTGCGGAATCTTCCGACAAGGATCTGTGGTCGATCTGGCAGCACAACGACGGGGATCTGCTATCACAGCAGGCGCACCGCGAGTCCTTGGCTCTAGCGCGGGCTTACGCCATCGTTGGTGAGGGCGATGACGACATTCCGCTGATTACCGCCGAGAGTCCTTTCGAGGCAATCCATGAGGACGATGCTCGCACTCATGAGGTGAAGTACGGCCTGAAGCAGTGGCAGGACGAGGACAAGACACGATGGGTGGACCTCTACTACCCCAACGGTCGTACCACCTGGTTTAAGCCTCCGAAGACGACCTCTTGGACAATTGACAGCACCGAGACGAACAACTTCAACCTGTGCCGCATGGTTCCTCTGGTGAACGACCCGCGCGTTCTTGGCAGATACCGTCCGGGCAAGTTCGATCAGCGTCTTGGTCGTGCCGTCTTCCACGACATCATTGGCCCGACTGACGCTCTGAACAAGATCGTCACGGACATGATGATTTCGGCTGAGTTCCACGCAATGCCGCGCCGTTGGGCGACGGGGTTGAAGGAAGACGATTTTGTTGACGAGGCCACAGGCCAGGCCATGGATACGTTCTCCATGATTGCTGGACGCATGTGGGGCACTGAGGCCGAGAAGGCGAAGTTTGGTCAGTTCGCTGAGGCGGATCTGACGAACTTCCACAACACGGCGAAGCTGATTACGCAGTTCGCGACGATGCTGCTTGGTCTCCCGTCTGATTACCTTCCGTTCGTTGGGGATAACCCGGCTTCGGCTGACGCGATCCGGGCGGCTGAGACGCAGCTTGTGAAGCGTGCTGAGCGTAAGCAGTCGACGTTGGCTACTCGGTGGGAGCGGGTTCAGCGTCTGGTTTTGCTGACTCAGGGCAAGCAGGACACGCCTGATATGCGTCAGATCGAGACGCTGTGGCGTGACCCGTCGACGCCTACTCAGGCGCAGAAGACGGAAGCGATTGTGAAGCTCGTCACGGCTAAGGATGCGTCGGGCAACTCGATCATCACGGTTGGGCAGGCTCGGGAAGATCTCGGGTACACGCAGGAGCAGCAGCGGCGCATGAATGGTGCCGATTCTGCTTCTTCGGATGCTGCTCTTGTTGCTGCTGTCCAGGCGGCTTCTGAGGCTGAACGAGCTGCTACGGGAGATCTGAATGCCGTCTCCATTGGAAGTAGCTCTTAACCACCAGAACGCGATGATCAGGTTGGGGCAGTCCACTACTGAGCGGGCTGTCTCGACCTGGCGTTTGGGCGATGTGGATGCTTTGGATGCGTCGTGGGATGTGTTGGCTCCTGTTTTGGTGGATGCAGTGTCTGAGGCGCAGATCGTCGCCGCTCGGCAGTCGTCTACTTTCAACCGGGATGCGATGGCTTCTTACGGTTCGTCCGTTAGCACTAGCGAGGTAGTTCCGGAAGCGCTTTCTGGCGTCATGATTGATGGTCGCGAGGTCGGGCCGGCGATGTTCGGTGCCGTTACGACGACGAAGACGCTCATTGGTCGCGGTGTTCCTCGAGCGCGTGCGTTTGAGTCTGGCGCGTCTTTCCTGGCGGCCATTGTCCGTTCTGCTGTTTCTGACAGTGGGCGTCAGGCCGACCGTGTAGACGCCACAGGTAAAGGGCTGACTCGGTACGTTCGTGTTGTCTCTCCTGGGGCTTGCTCAAGGTGTGCCGTTCAAGCTGGCAAAGGCGAATACCGGGTTGCGTTTAAGAGGCACCCTTCATGCAAGTGCACGTCAATGCCACTGCCGGATGACGGCTTCGGGCCTCCGCCTAAAGGGTTCTACTCGTCGCCAGATGACTACTTCGAATCGTTGGACGCTGCAGAGCAAAACCGGGTCTTCACGAATGCGGGCGCTCAGGCTATCCGTGACGGTGCCGACCCGACTGCAGTAGTCAACGCACGTCGTGGGGCGAACCTGACCTCTGGTGGCCTTGTTGAGCGCCGATCAGGCCTTACTGCGCCCCTTGGCTATGACTCAGCAGGCCGGCGCATTCAGGTGTTCACCACGGGTGAGGGCACGTCGATTCGTGGCGCTTATGGACGGGCTGAGTACCGGCGCACCCAGGAAGCGACCAAGGCTGCGGGTGACCGCTACCGGCGGACGACGAGCCAGCGCCTGATGCCCGAAACGATCTACCAGATCGCGGATGGAAATCAGGAACGCGCCGTGAGCTTGCTCCGGCAATACGGCTACATCACGTAGCCCCCAAAGCTCCGCCCGCACGGGCGCAGAACAGATAGATGCCGCACGGCAATCGAGATCCCGCACGGGAAAGGACGACCAGATGCCTACCGAAGACCCCCAGCCGAACAATCCCACCCCCGAGAACACTCCTGCACCGCCCGCCCCATCAGGGACGGATTGGCAGGCCGAAGCTCGTAAGTGGGAAGCGCGTGCAAAAGAGAACTTCGAGAAAGCCCAGAAGTTCGATTTGCTCCCGACAACCCCGAACCCTGCCCCGCAGGACGACGGCGTCAACGCACGGCTGACCGAGTTTGAAACCCGCGTGACGACCGCTGAGCGTGTCGCCAACGAGACAGGGATTGAACTTACTCGCCTTCAGGTAGCAACCGACAAGGGAATCGCCAAGGATCACCTGCCCCTGCTTACCGCCACGTCGCGGGAAGCGCTCGAGGTGCAGGCCGACGCAATCCTCAAACTCAGCTCCGGCTCGGGTCGCGTGCCCGGGCAGGGAGGCCGAGATGCAACCGCCACCGGCGGAACCGTCTCCTCTGGTCGAGAAATCTTCGAATCCACGCGAAACAAGACCAAATCCTAGAAAGGACAACCCATGCCTCGTCTCAAGCTTGAGACCCTCGGCGCGGGCGACCAGTCTTGGCTCGGCTCGACCCACGGCATCGCGAATGCACGTACCGAGTCTGTCAACCTGAGCGCCTTCACCGCTGGTACGCACTACCCGAACGGCTACATCCCCTCGGGTTTCCCCGTGGCTAAGGTCAGCGGACTCCTCGTCCCCTACGACCCCACCGCGGGCACGACCACCGGTGCCGGAATTCTCGCCGGCCATGTTCTGACTGACCAGTCGGTAGTCGGTACGGGCAACTTCCCCGTCCCGGTCCTCGACCACGGTCGTGTCAAGACCGCCAAGGTCACTCCCCTTCTCGCGAACTTCACAGCGCCCAGCACTGCGAAGAACGCCACGACCATCGTCTACATCTAAGGAGGATGACCAATGGCTCTTTGGACTGACGTTATCGATCCGGCGACTCTGACGGGTTACGCCCGCGAGTCCCTTTCCAGCTACGAGTCGCGCCGTGGCACCCTCGCACAGTACCTCCCCAACCGCGAGGTTGCAGATGTTGTTGTGCGTTTCGTTGCCGGACAGAGCGGCCTCGTCGAGGCAGCCAAGTTCCGCGCTTTCGACGCCGAGCCTGAGGTTGGCAAGCAGGTTACCAGCAAGCGCATCACGCTGGACCTTCCCGCCCTGGGCCAGAACATCCCCGTCAGCGAGTACCAGCAGCTTCGGCTGCGGAACTCGTCCGACGAGGCTGTCCTGCAGTCGGTTCTGAACACGACCGACACGGTTGTTCGCGCTGTGGCTGATGCCATTGAGCGACTTCGTGGCATCGTGCTCACCACAGGTAAGGCGACCATCGCTCAGGACAACTTTGTGTCTGAGGATGACTTCGGTCGTCGCGCAGGCCACACGGTGACCGCGGCCAACGCCTGGTCCTCGCCGACCGTCTCGCGACTTGCCGACCTGACCACTTGGGCCGACACCTATCGGGACAGCACTGGCGAAGACCCCGGCTCGCTGCTCATGTCGACTCGTGTGTTCCGCGCTCTTGCGTCGGGCACCGAGTTCGCCACGCAGCTCGCCAATGGTGGTTCGCGTCCGGCGACCGAGAGTGACATTCAGGCGATCATCGCTGGCGCTGGGCTTCCCCCCATCGTCCGCTACGACCGCCGCGTGAATGTCAACGGCACCTCGACGAAGGTCATCCCCGACGACCGGCTGCTCATGCTGCCGGCCCCGGTCGACCCGAATGCCGGTGAAGGCAGCGCCCTTGGCGCGACCTTCTGGGGCCAGACGCTCACCTCGAGCGAACTGTCGTGGGGCATTGAGGATGCGGAGCAGCCCGGCCTTGTCGCCGGTGTCTACCGCAACGAGAAGCCGCCGGTCATCGCTGAGGTCATTTCGGACGCCATCGCGCTTCCGGTTCTGGCCAACGCTGACCTGTCCTTCAGCGCGGACGTCCTCTAGTGGCCCGCCTCACGACGTTCGTGCACGTGCACGGCGATGACGGGGTGACCCACGTGTTCGGCCCAGATTCGACGGTGCCGGCATGGGTGCGTGAGGCGGTCACAAACCCAAATGCGTGGGACGGCGCGGTGGCTCCTTCGGAGGCTGCCGCCGTCCCGCCGCGTGCGGGTAAAGGATCTGGGCTAACTGTCTGGTCTGCCTACGCCGATTCGATCGGCATCACGGTTCCTGAGGATGCCACGCGCGAAGACATAATCGCGCTTGTGGACAAACAGTAACAACGAGAGGGGAACGGCGTGACGAATCCGGCAAGTATCGAGGACTTGGAACGCCGTTCCCTTCGTCCCCTCTCGGACGATGAAAAGCGTGTTGGTGCGAGTTGGCTTGACGACGCCTGGGTGATACTCACCATCCAGCGCCCATACCTTGCAGCAGCGGTCAACATCGACGAGGGGATCAAGCTAGCCGTGGTGCAGGTTCTCA